GTAAATTGAAAGAATGGTGTTTGATAATATGAATTTATTGCATTGCCAAAATCGTTATACGTTTCATCTAATTTACATATCTTATTATCTCTTGAGTAATACAGTGTTAATTCATCGTGTATAAAATTACTACAATTCATGTTGTCCCATTTAAACCATGCTAATACCATTGCATCTCTATCAGGGTCCTTATTACCTATATAAGGTGTCCCTAAGTAATCCCATACGTAAGCATTGTTATTTACAATTAAAAAGTACTTTCCTTGAAAAACAACTGATATTGCGTTCCTTAAGTTTTGCTCTGCCAATAGTCCTGGTGCTCTTCTTCCACCATTGATATTACGTGAGATAACATTAACATTTCTTTCATCTTCAATTACAGTACTTTGTAACACTAGCACTCCAAACCTTGTGTGAGCCCATGTTAGCTTATTATCTACTAACTGTATACTTCCTGGTATATCACAACCCATATATGCATTTATTACTCTACTATCAAACCTAGCCATATTATCTGCATCATAATAGTATGAGATTGAATACATTTCATTTTCTTTAAATACAACTAAAACATTGTATTGTTCACCAAAGCCTGTAATATCATACTCACCATTGCCTAATGTTCCATAGTTATTTTCTGGGAAGTATGTTGCATCAAATACATCACTATAGTAATAAACTGCGTTTCCACTTCCTGCTAAGAATAATCTTGAGTTGTTTTCTCCACCAAACGCAACGTGATATTTACAGTTTAAAATACTGTCTATATATTGTTGTGTTGTTTTATATGCAGTTATTACTACGTTGTTCTGTCCTGTTGGTGGTGCAGTGTTAAATGTTACTCTTCCGTTTTCTCTATCAACTGTAAAATCAGTACCTTCTGTTTTTTCTTGTGTTCCTACTAATGCTTTAACTGGTGTACTGTCTAATCCTTTATCTGTCAAAACGTATACCGTGCTTGTTCCATCTCCATTAAAGGTATTCTTCCAACCACTTCCTAAACGGTTGTAATTCTCTGTTAAGTCGCTATATGTTCCATCTGGCTTACGATTTATACATAAATCAGGCTCAAATGGTACTACTTCTTGAACTGTTGAATTATCATACTCATAATATTTGCCGTTTAGGTAATAGATCCTTTTATTAAAATTAATGAATATACCTTTATTTGTGGTTAATCCACTAAACAATTCTGTTAGTGTGTCGTTTTCTATATCGTAACTATAAAGCTTGGTTGAGGAATGGATTATCATTTTCCCCATAAAGTAACCTATTGTGATTATTGGGTCTGTTAACTCCTTAATCGTGCTTTGTCCATATCGTTTTGAGAATGTTCCATTCCTAACCATCATATTTAACATTTTAGGAGATTGAACTGTTAGAAGATTAAAAGGCAAGTCTTCTAAATTTAATCCACCATTACCTGGATTGTTTACTTCATAAGTTTTATATTCTTGCGGTTTATATTTTTGATGCCTAATTGACATATACATCTCTTACTTGCACTTCTTTAAACTTCATTAAGTTGTTACGTGCATTTAAATAATCTGTATTGAATATATTAAACTTTGCCAAGTCATCATCAATAAAGAATCTAGATGCTAAATGATAAGGCAATACCGTGTAATTCACTTCATATTCATAAGGGATTAAATCCTCTTTCTGTGTAACATTAGGTATTGTTTCTAATGGTTCTAGTCCTTTATATTCTCTTAAGTTGTTGTTTAACTCAAAATTTTCCGCAAGTACAAGGTTTATGTTTTCAATATAGTAATTGTCATAATCTTTAGAAGTTGCCTTTTCAAACATTATTGATTTTGTTATTTTATATAATTTATCTACGTTCATAATGTCTCCTTTTTAAAAATAGAGAGGATTATAAGTCCTCTCTTTTATTTTATGCGTTCTTAGATACTACTACTCCTTTGTCGTATGCAGTTAGAATAAATGCATCTCCATAATATCTACCTTCGATTAAATCTCCGTTAATACCTGGAGGATTTGTATGCATGTGTAATTCTTTTAATTTATCTACTGCTATTACCGCTTTTCTATGTGTAAAGATTGCATGAATACCTGTTCCAAAGTAGCCACTTGGCACTTCTTTAATTAAGAATCCTTGTGATTTTCCTACTACTCCTTTTGTAATCATGTCTTTTGCTAGTGTTTCAATTCCCATAAACAACGGATTTTTCAATAAAAAAGCATACATATCAGTTGTTACGTATGCCGTACAGTCTTGAATGTTTACCGGAAATTTTTGGTCTACTAATTTTTTACGTGCCTCAATAATAATGTCCATTACATTATCTTTATCAAGTGTTGCAACTGCAGTACATGTGTTTGTACTTGCTCCCCATACTGTAAATGCGTTCTTGTCCCAGTATGGTACTACTTGTTCCTCGATTTGTGCTTTTACAACTACCCCACGTTGTTTTGCGTGTTGTTGGTCACTATTATTTCCTTTGTCAACTGTGATACTAAATGCTTTATCTTTTGTTAGTGTTAATGTTTGTTTAGTATCTTGTAGTTCTGTCGGTGTTCCGTATCTATTAGAACCGCTACGTGTATAATCAACTAATGCTTGTGTTGTTGGTGTTAGTACATTAATACTTTGTGTACCGTCCCAATTGTATTGTGTGTTTGTTCTACCTGCAATTAAACTTCCTAGAGTTTGTACCGTTGCAAGTTGCTTTTCATATTTTGTTGCTAAATTTACTGCCATAATTTATTCTCCTTTATTTTCCAAATAAACCCTGTAAGAATGGGTCGTTTTCTGTTTCTCCTGCATTATCATTTGCTAATCCACCTACTGCCTTTTGTCTGTTTTTCTCGTTTGTTTCTACTGCAGTAAGTTTGTTTCTTAGTAAGTCGTTTTCATAAGCCCTGTAAGCACTTAATAATTCTTCCCCTTGTAACATGTACTCCAACACTTCTTGTGGTAGGTTGTGTGCATCTACATTTGGGTATGCATTTAAAAACCTTTCCACTTGATTTGTGAAAAGGGCCTCTTCTCTTTGTAATCTCTCTTGTTCCTTTTGATATTCTTGTGCTTGTTTTTGTCTTAGATAATCTTGTACTTGTAATTTTGCTAATTGTTGCAATACTTCTGCATTTTCATTTGGGTATGCTTGTTGTAATTGTTGTAATGCTTTGTTTTCTAGCGATTTTACTTGAAAGTTATCTAAGTATTGAGCATATTCTTTTACGCTCATTCCTAAGCTTTGTGCCTGTCTTTCAAATATTTGCCTTTCAGGACTGTTTTTTAAAGTTTCATAATTGTGCATTAATTTGTCATAATTCATTCCTTTTTGAGCATAAGTTACTGCATCTTGATAGCTTAATTCTTGCTCTGCACCGTTATATTTAACTTTTATTGTTGGTTTGTTTTCTGTTTCTTGGTCGATTTGTTCTCCGTTGTCGCTTTGTTCTGTTTCTGTTGATTGGTCTTGAATTTCATCTTCGATTGGTATATCTTCAATAATTAACTCGTTTGTTGTTTCTTCTGTACTGGTTTGTACATTCATTTCATCTGTCATTTCTATCTCCTTTAGCTATGGTTGGCTAAAATTTAGTTTTTAGTCATTCCGGACATAAAAAAAAGCCACCCTATTAGGTGACTAGGTTTTCTTGTTCCATTTGTTGGTTTAACATTTGTTGTTGTAATTCTTCTTGTTTTTGTTTTTCTGCTTTTACGTTTTCTATAATTTTTGATTTGTTTTTTATGTACTTATCAGGTATACCTTCTAAATACTGTACTGGATCCTTAAGTATTCCTTTATTAAATAAACTGTCCATTGTTTGTATCTGTGCAGTTTCACTCCAAAATGTACTAGCACCGATATCAATGTTTAAGTCAATGTTCATGTTTTTTAATTGACTAAAGTCTAAGTTTGCAACTGTTATCAATTTACTTTCTAGTGGTTGTCCTGTAATTTCATCAATTTGTGTTTCATATAAGTTATATAACTCTGCTATTTCTCCAGGTACTTGACACTTTCTTACTCCATAATTACTTGCTACCTGGTCTATGATAATTCTCACTATATCTTCTACATAATCAAAATATGCTAGCCTTTGTAATTCTAAAGGCATATTAGAGCTTTGTTGTACGGCTATAATTGCACTTGTATTATTA